CTTGTTGATCGCGCGTCGGTGCGCCGTGGCTGCTGCCTTGGGTACCAACTTGGCAAAGTCCTGAAACGCCTGAAGGTCCGTGGCCGAGGACTGGATGGAAATCATCCCGCCGCCGGCCGAGGGTTTGAAATAGCTACCGACACTCATGGGCGCATCCTCAGGATCAGGGCGACCAGGCCGTCACCGCTCGGCTCCAGCTGCAGCAGGTCGTAATCGCCGCCGCCATCCAAGGCGGGCAAATCGATACTGACCAACAGACCCGGCTCCAGGCCTTGCGAATCGCTGACGCGGATCTCGAACCGAGGCTCACGTAACCCGGTGTTGAGCTTTCCGAACTTCGGCTGGAGCCAGGGCGCGGCGAACATACCGAACACCGGCTCTTCGCGACCCTCGATACGCGCGGTGTCGCCCAGCGTTTCGAACACCACCGCGTCGATGTCGGCGATCAGATCACGAAAGCTCACGATCAGAGTTCCAGCAGGATTTGTGCGAGAGGCCGAGTGCACAGGTGCAGCGGGTTCGACTGGGCTTCACCGGCCATGCCTTTGTTGAAGGGCAACGGTTCGATCTTGCTGTAGTACGGCACACCTTCAGTGTTGACCGTTTCCATGTAGTCGGCCGGCGCGAACACCGAGATGTACAGGTCCGGTACGCCTTCGGGAATCAACAACGCCTTGTCGTCATGAATGAATGTCACGCCTGCGATCTTGCCGCGATAGCGTTCCCAGACGATGCCACCGAACTCGAAACTTTCACGGGCATCACCGCGCAACGCGGCAGCCTGTTGGCTGTTCACAAAGGTGTCTTTGATCGACTTGTGCACGACAAGCTTGTTCCAGAAGTTCTTGCCACACAGCGCCCGCGATCCACTGCTGGTGATACTGCCCAGCGCATCTTCCTGCAGGTCCAACGCTTCACCGGCTTTGACCCGGACCTCGGTGTCCGGACTATTGAGGCCCATGGACATTTTTTTGCGGGTTACACCGAAGGTTTTGTAGATGTCCAGCAAGACAGTCGTACCGTCTGCATCAAGGATCTGGCCGTTCAGGGCACCCATGCGTTGAAACTCGTGGGTGGCATCGAGCTGGCGGCGTGCTTTGGCCAGGCGCTTGTTGACCACGTCCTGCACAGCCTGCAACTCGGAACGCGTACCAAAGGCACGTATGCCCTGAATCTCATCCGCCTTGATCGCAAAGCGCTGAGGCAGGTGTACGGTGTTGAACGGGATCATGTTGCGTTTGCTTCCCGCGACGACCAAACCAGAAGTGCCGCGTTCCCCTGCAGGGACCAGAGCCAAGGTGTCGCCATCCTTTTCGATTTGCACAGTCAGAGTAGTAATACCCTCTTCCTGGAACAAACCGAGGCTGCTGATGCGGCCCGGCAGGTATTCCTGTTCATTGATGGCGGCGGTCAGCGAAGAGACCGAAAACGCATCATCGTTAAAGATTTCAATATCAGCCATGAAGCTATCTCCAGAAAGCAAAAAACCCGCACTCGGCGGGCTCAGTAATCAGGGGTGGTCGTCTTAGCGGACGATCAGAAAGTGACTCGCCAGCGCTTTTTCTGCGGCGGGATCCAGCCCAGTGAGATGGGCCTCACTGACTTCCGCCAGGCGCACCACCGCGCGACCCCGCCGAACCAGGTCCGACTCGCCAAGCGGGCCGTAAAGAATTGCGATAGCGTTTTCGCTGCCGTCTTCGGCCGTTGGGTTGTACGGCGCAAATTCGCCGGTCACGCTGACCAAGCCGAGAATCTGCCCCGGCTCTAGCGCAGGACCAGCGGCAACATTGATAGCCTCACGGGAGATGGTGCCAGCGGCTTCCGACAGGAGAAATTCACCTGCATGCATCGGCTCTCGTTGAATCGTCATCGTCTTGCTCCTGTAGCGGATTGGGATTTACCTGTCTGGGCGGCTTGACGAGCCGACCAGATAGAAGGCTGGTCAATTTGCTTGGCTTGAATCTTGGGCGCGGGGTCATCGGCCAGTGGCAGAGTGTTGTCGATTTCAAAGCCCTTGCCGCTGGTGACAATCTTGTCGAACAGTCGCGCCCGCACCGCCGGAGCATCCAGACCCGCCGCGACATACTCGGCGCTGAACTCCGGCAAACGCGCGGCCACGCAAAGGTCATTCACCGCCTTGGCCCGGGCCAGGCCGGCCAGAACGATCTCTTCGCTTTCGAGTTGGGTCGAACTGAGCAGCGGTTCGACCAGGTTGCTGATGCCCGCCGCTGTGCAGCGCTGAGTGATCATCAGTGCCAACTTGGCCGAGTCGACCACCACCGGCACCAACGGCGGATCGATCGGCTCCAGCTCCTGTTCCAGGTCCGGATCCGCTTCGGGTGGCTCGTCGAGCTGGGCCAGCAATTCGGCGGGAGCGTGCTGGTAACGCTGTAGCACCGCGCCTTGACCGAGGCAGGCTTTGACCTTGACGCCGTCACCGACTTCATCGGCCAGCCCCAATGCCACCGCTTCGTTGGCGGTTAGCCAGGTTTCAGCCGCCACCAGGCGCCGCAGCTCGACCTCATCAACGTCCGGTGCCTTGGCCTTGTACGCCGCGATGATCGCTTCCATGGTCTGATCGAGGACGTCGGCCACCTTGCGGAAGTCTTCCGCGTCACCGGCGGCGTAGGTCCATGGGTTGTGGATCATCAACATCGCATTGGAAGCGATCACCACACGGTGTGCACCGCACACGGCAACACTGGCCGCACTCGCTGCCAGCGCATCGATCCGACCGGTGCAGCGTTCGCCCAGCCGCGACAGCGCGTTGTGCATGGCCAGCCCGTCGAACAGATCGCCGCCAATGCTGTTGAACGCGGCGACCACGGGTGACACACCATCGTCCATGGCGCGCAGATCCTGCACGAACTGATTGGCAGTGATGCCCCACGCGCCGATCTCGCCATAGACGAAGACTTCGATCACTCGCTCGGTCGCCTCGCCGCTGGCATGCACGGCGTACCAAGTCTTGTCCAATACCTCGACGCGTTTGCCTGCACGGTTGTAAATACGCGGTCGCGCTTGCTTGCTCATGGTTGCTCCTTGTCGTCGTTGATATCGACGGCATCAAGGGTGTTGTAGTTGAGGCCCAGGGTTGTGGCCCGCGCCAGATCGGCGGCGTTTTCAAGATCGACCGTTTCGGCGTCGTAGCCGGTGCGCAGGACCATCTCGCTGCGAGAGGCAAAGCCGGCCTGCACTTCCATCCGTCGTGCCTGCACGTCCTGCACCGGCTGGATGTACGCCCAGCCTTGCGGCACCCAGCGGGTACGCAGGTATTGCCGGCGCTTCTGCGCGTAATCGTCCAGCACCAGGACACCCGACAGCACGGCCATGTCCATCCATGCGGCCCGTACCGGGCGGCAGAGCTGATGGACATAAACGCTGAATTGCAGTTGTTCCAGACGGCGCCGAAACTCGTTGAGTACCACACGTAGCGCCCGGTCGTTGATCCCGCGCATGTCGCCGGTGAGGATCTCGTAAGGCGTGCCGGACCCAGCGGCTGCGGCCATCAGTTGCTGCCGCATGAAGTCCGGGTAGTTATTGCCCGCATCTGGCGGTTTGGAGAACTCGACCTCCTCTCCTGGCGCCAGCTCCTGCATGGTGCCGGGCTCCAGCGCGACCATCGGCGTGAAGCCGTCGCGGTCGAGATCCAGAAGTTGGCCGGTGACAGGGTCTCGGGGTGTCTGCCCTGAGTCCGGCGCCGGACGACTGATGAAGCCGGCAAACAGGTTCGCCACCTCCTGGCGGAACAACACCGCGTCGTCGTAGTTGTCGAGACTGCGCAGCCGCTTAAGCACTGGCGACAATCTCGGCACCCCACGCAACTGCCCCGGCTCGACCGGCTCAAAAATATGCAGCACCTGGGCGGCGGGCACACGCACCAACTGGTTGTAGCCGGCATTCAGCGATGCCGCATCACGCGGATGAGACAAATACATCCAGTACGCCGCCCGCTTACCGCCTGGGGTGAACTCGATCCCGGCGCGGATGACGTTGCCGTTTTTGGTGGTCTCGAATTTGTCGTGCGGCACGAACTCCGGCGCCAGGATTTGCAGCTGCAGCGGAACCGCCAAGCCTTCATCCAGCGCCCGAGGGCGCAACCGAACGAAGCATTCACCCGAGGTTTCAACCGTGCGCGCCGCCAGTGCCTGCTGCCCATAGAAGTCGGTACGCTCATCCGCATCCGACTCATCCACCCAATCCCCCCACAGCTCCTGTAGCAGCTTGCGCAGAGCATCATCGTCGGTCGTTGGCCGAGGGGTGATGCCCGTACCGATCAGGTTACTGACTCGCTTGTCGATGACGTTGAAGGCATACGGGTCATTGCGAACCGCTGCCCG